AGCTGTTCAACGACAGGGAACGCGCCTTCGGCAACTCCATTATGTTTGAGAGCGGGCGGCTGCAATTCACCAGCAACGCAACGAAGGTAAATATTATCCGCGAATTTATGCCGATGGGCTTACTTACGGTAAATCAAGCTTTGGAAATCCTCAATCTTCCGAGCGTCGAGAACGGCGACAGGCGTATACAGTCGCTTAATTACGTAGACGCGGACAAGGCGGAGGAATACCAGCTTGCAAGGGCGAAAGCGCCCGCCGTGCTTTCGGCGGCTTCCGGAGAGGGAAAGGGGGCGGCAGACAATGAATGACCGTTATATACAAGTAATGCTTATGGGTACGAAGGACAACAAAACAGACGAATTCCCCTTCATTCCGCTATACGCCAAAGCGGGCGATCTTTCCGGAATAGCGGGCTTTATGCGGCAGGATATAAGCGGGATACCGGAAATGCCGGAAGATGATTACATACCGGCTGGCACGATGGCGGTATTTGATCCGGAGCGAAACGGATTTGTACTGATACAGCTTTACGCGCTGTTCAAAGAATGGCTTGACCTAACCATTATCGCAAGCGAACATATCACGGAAGCGGAGGGCAGCGGGAATGAAGGAAATTAGAGTATGCGAAATAAGGGCGGCAGCGGCGGCAGACGCTTCAAAAGCCCTTAGATTAGAGGGTAGACCGATCGTTTACGATCAGCCTACCAAGATAGGCGATCCGGCAGGATCGTATATCGAAATTATCCGAGCGGGCGCGCTGGATCATGCGGATTTATCCGACGCGCGGTTGTTTTACAATCACGACTTGAACAAAGTGCCGCTTGCAAGGACACCCAAGACAATGCAACTTACGATTGATCCGGCAGGGTTGAAGATGGTTGCAGAACTACCCGACACCGAGGAAGCGCGAAGCGTCTATACGGCAGTACAGCGCGGCGACCTTTCCGGAATGTCATTCGCCTTCAAAGTGCCGGAGGGCGGCGACAGTTACGACGCGGCGACCAATACGCGAACGATCTTCACGATCGAAAAGGTGTATGAAATCAGCGTCGTTCCCTTCCCCGCCTACCCGCAAACAAGCGTTGAAGCGCGATCCGCTTTCAGCGCGGCAGCTTCCGAGCAAAAGAAGGCGGCAGCGATTATTAAAGCAAACAAAATCTTGATGAAAGAGGTTTAACACGATGGACGAAGAAAACAAGAACACCGAAACGGTGCAGAGTACCGAAGCGCCAAAGCAGGAGCAGGAAAAGAAGCGCCGCCGTTCCCTTTCGGATCGGCTATATGTTCAATTAGAAATCTTAGAGAGGGAACAAGAAAAGATTGCTTCCGGCTATGAGGGCAGCAACAACCCGAAGGCGGCAAGAAGTGAATATCTTGCCTTCGCAAAACAGATCACAGAAACAGTAAATACCATTATCACCATTAAACGGGGAGGAAAATAACAATGAAATTCAAGACTATTGCAGAAGCTTTCAACCACTACCGCACTTCTACGCTGGAGGAAATCGAGCGCAGGGCGGCGGAGATTAAAAACACCATTTCAACCGACGCGGGCGCAGACGTGGACGCGCTGAACATTGAACTTGACGGGTTGGCACAGGCGAAAGAGAACATCAAGCAGCGCAGCGCCGGAAACGGCGGGCAGACGGGCGCATTTAACCCGATTGCCGGAGCGGGTATGACCTTTGAGCGCCGCGCAAGCTATGAAGCGACCGAAGGCGACGTGTTTAACAGCGCAGAATACCGAAGCGCCTTTATGAAAAAGCTGCTGGGGCGCAAGCTGAACAGCTTTGAGGAAGCGGCTTTTAACCGCGCTATGAATGAGCAGCGCGCGGATGCTTTCGCTACCGGAACAAGCGCGGCGGCGGTTCTTCCTACACAGACGCTTAACGAGGTTATCAGCAAAGCGCGCGATATGGGCGGCATTATGAGTGTTTGCAGAAGCTTCAACGTCCCGTCGAAAATCGCTATTCCCGTGGGAACGCCGTTGACCGCTGCAAGCTGGCATACCGAGGGGGAGGCAGTTGAAAGCGCCGCGCCTTCCGTTGCAACCATCACTTTTGACGGGTACGAAATTATGAAGGTGCTTTCTATCAGCGTAAAGGTGCAGACAATGAGCATTGCGGCGTTTGAAAGCTACCTTGTGGAAGAGCTTTCTAATTGCGTGATGGCTTGTATTGCAAACGCCCTTGTGAACGGTACGGGTGCTTCGGAAGGCACGGGCGTTCTTTCGGGCGTATCGTGGACGGCAAACACAAACGCTTTCACATTCAGCAAGACAAACGGGCTTGCCTATGCCGACGTTGTAAAGGTCGTTGCCGCATTGAAGCGCGGGTACGCAAACGGCGCTTGCTGGGCTATGAATAACGCGACACTTTACAGCCTGTTCTATGGGCTTGTAGACGCGAACAACCGCCCGATCTTTATTGCCGATCCGAAGGCTGAAACAATCGGGAAAATTTTAGGATTCCCCGTTGTGGTTGATGATTACCTTCCGGCTGAAACAATTATTTTCGGCAACTTCAATTACATGGGCTACAATATGCCCGAGGGTATCACGATCGAAGCTTCCCGCGAAAGCAGCTTCAAGAAAGGGCTTATTGATTACCGCGCTATGGCGGTTGCCGATTGCAAGCCCATTGTTCCAGAAGCGTTTATCAAGCTGACACGTGCAACGGCGTAACGGGGAGCGGGTACAATGCTTAGTTTAGAGGACGCAAGGGAAGCTTTGCGGCTGGACGGAACAGACAACGACGATATTATAACGGGCTTGTTAAACGCCATTCCGGATTATATCGAACTTTGCACAGGGGTAACGGCAGAGCAGCAGGCGCAAGAGCCGTTAGCGGATACAGCGGGAAAATTCCTGTTGATCCTTTGGTATAACGCGGAGCGGGTGGACGCTGAAAAGATACAGCGGACAATAGACAGCCTGTTAAAAACGCTTCAACTGAAAGCGGAAAGGGGTTAAGATATGGCGAAGGACTACGCGAGGTCGTTCTATGACAGTCCGGCGTGGCGCAGGACGCGCGAAGCTTATTTACAAAGTAAGCATTATATATGCGAAGATTGTGGCGGGGCGGCTTCCGTAGTCCACCATATTACCTACATAAAGCCGTGGAACGTGAACAATCCGGAAATAACGCTGAATTGGGATAATCTGAAAGCAGTATGCGAAAAGTGCCATGCACAGGAACACGCGCAGGATTTGAAGAAGCGCGGCGGTGAAGCAAGGCGGAACGGGGTTGCCTTCGATGAAGAGGGCAACTTGATAAAGCAAGCGAATGTGTTTCTTATATGCGGCAGTCCGGCGAGCGGGAAAACAACCTATGTAGCGGAGCATAAAGGGGAATGCGATCTTGTCGTTGACCTTGATTATATTTGCGCTGCATTAGCGGGCGAAGCGGGAAACGTGCATACAGACCGAAAGCCCGTATTGTCTGTTGCGCTGGAGGTTCGGGAACTTCTTTATCAGATCATAGCGGAGCGGCGCGGGAAATGGGAACGCGCGTTTGTTGTAACCACTATTGCGGACGCGCGGGAAATGAAGGCGGTTGCCGATGAATTGCGGGCGGAAGTTATCGTAATGCAAGCGACGTTACCGGAATGCTTACAGCGGATCAAGGACGATCCAAGCAGGAAGAACAGGACGCTATACGAAAGGTTAGCGAAAGAATGGTTTGAAAAATATAACAAGTCGCTGGAATGCGGCGCAATCCCCCCCACTTCGCAATGATAAGGGGAGGGAAAGCACCGGCGGGGGGGAACCCCACCTTTCCCCTCTAAGGGCGCGCGTATGAGGGGAGGGGTAAAGCGGGCACAGCGGTTTTGAAATGGGGTGTTTTGGCTTGACGGTAAAGGGAGATAAAGAAAGATTGAAAGATTTGCGGAAGCTTCGCAGGATATTAAAGCTTGTTCCGGCAGATCGCAAACACATAGGTGAAGAAATCATAGAACGCATTACGTTTATGGCGGGCGTTCTTGATGATTTGCAAGTGCAGATACAGGAACACGGCACAACCGACCATTTCAAGCAGGGCGTACAGGAATTTGACCGCGAAAGCCCAGCGTTAAAGTCATATAATACGACGATCCAGCGTTACAGCCTGTTGTATAAACAGCTTGTCGATCTGCTTCCCCCGCCCGAAGTGGACGAAAAAAAGAAAAACGACGTGCTGGAATTCATCACAAAGCAGGGATAAGGCGTGAACTACATTACCGAGTATTGGAAGGAGATTGAAGGCGGGAAATGCGTTGTTTCGCGGCGGGTTAGGAAGGTATATGAACAGCTTGCGCGGCGGATCGAACAGCCGGAAGCGGGCGGGCGCTATATCTTCGACGAAAAGAAAGCACTTCGCCCGATTGAATTTATAGAGCGGTTTTGCAAGCACTCAAAAGGCGAATGGGCGGGAAAGCCCGTAACCCTTGAATTATTCCAAAAGGCTTTTATATCGGCGCTCTTCGGCTTCGTCGATAAAGAAACCGGCTTGCGGCAGTACCGCGAAGCTATGTTCTACGTAGCCCGCAAGAATGGTAAAAGCACCATGCTGGCGGGCATTGCGTTATA